AATTGGATCATCTTCCATCTTATCATAGATATGGCATTGATTTTTGCCTTGCATTTTGGCAATGTACATACTTTGATCAGCTTGTCTAATCAATGCATCTGCTTCTACTGCATAGGGTTCTGCAGGATGAAAACTGATACCAATGCTGGCTGATGTCTGAAGTAATATACCATCAATTTCTATTGGCGATGAACAGATTTGTAATATCTTTTTAGCGGGTACTTCACAATCTTTTTTATCGGTTAGATTGTTCAATACGATAACAAATTCATCGCCGCCCAATCTGGCAATGGTATCAGATTCCCTGAGTATTGATTTCATGCGCTGACTGATTTCTTTCAGGAATTCATCGCCAACATCATGTCCTAGATTATCATTGATGTCTTTGAATCCATCCAAATCAATGTATAGAATTGCAACGAAAGTTTTGTTTCTGTTTGAATAGGAAATTGATTGTTTAATTCTATCCAATAACAATAATCGATTGGGTATACCTGTTAGACTATCATAATAAGCGGAATATTCCAACTGATTTTTATTTTCAATTATTTGTGTGATATCGCTACCAACCGATAAGTATCGAATTGGTGTCCCGTCTGCATCATATACAGAAGTGATAGTGGTAATGACGGTATAGAATGAACCGTCTTTTCGTCTATTAGTTATCTGACCGTGCCAGAATCCATATTCTTTGATTGAATCCCACATAATCCTATAGAATTCGCTATCGTAGATACCCGATTTAAGCATTCTAGTATGGCTACCGATTAATTCTTCTGTTGAATAACCTGTAAGCAATGTTAATCTGGCGTTACACGCTAGGATTAAACCGTCTAAATCAGCCGTATAAATTGCTTCGTGCGACGAATGAAAGAAATCATATGCCGCATCCTCCAACTGTTTTTCTGGGTTAGAATTGATGGACATATGATTACCCGAGGAATTAGTTAATAATCATTATTTATTGATTAAAACCAAATTTATTAACAGGTTTAATATTCATTTCATGGAAGATTCCAGCGATTGTATAGGAATCTTTATCTGACACCAATCCAATGTTTAAATCTTCTGCAACTTTAGATGCTTGATCCTTAGTCAATGAACCGAATTTTAATGCCTCAAAACATCTACCAGGTCTTGTTAGAGCAGGATCAACATCTCGAATGCTTGGTAAGTTAGTGGAGAAAATCATCTTCTTACCCTTGGCAGTAATTAATCCGTTTGATACGTTAAGGAAACGGTGCATAAGATTATTTCCTTCCGTTCTAGCAGATAAGAACATATCCATGTCTTCTAACACTAATACAGTCGAATCGGAATCTTCCATCCAGTCTGCAAAAATAGAGTCTTTATCCAATATAGCGGGATCATAAGTAACAGTTGCGGAAGTTTTGGCATAACTTAGTAATCCTTTAATAAAACTTGTTTTACCCGTGCCAGGATCGCCCACCAATAATAAAATAGATGCTGATGATTTTAGGAATCGGTCATAGTAGCTTTCCAATGTTTCACCATTTAAAAATGGATACATGGAATCAATCGGCAGAGTATCAGTCTCCAATGCCATTGAGATATAACTGCCGTTTGAGTCATACATCCAGTTAATATAGGATTCTGCTACTTGATAAACGCTCTCGATATACTCTTTATTACTAATGACAAAATCCCTATCCCCAATAAAACTAAGAGTAGTGGTGGTACCAGAACAATAGTAATCAATATAACTATCCATTGCATCAGCGATGATCCAGCCACCATTACTTCTTGTTTGAACAATTCTATATTTGTCAACATATTCTCTTTCAAGAAATTCTCTCCATTCTTTTTGTGATGCAATAATTTTTACTTCTTTGTGATAAATTTCTTTATTTTCTTTCAATCGTTTTTGTTGAATAGTACCCGACACATATTCATCAAATGAGCCAACGCCCATCACTATATCTTTATTCATTACAAAACTCACTTTTTCTTCTGGTGAAAAATAACTAACTCTTCTGTTCTTTCTTGCGCGGAGTCTACGACGGATTCCCGCTTGTCTCAGGAGCGATTGTATCGTCGAGTTCATCTAATTCCTCCCATAATTCATCTAATGTAGCGCCTTTGTATGCTGCATTCAAGTTTTTTTCTTTTTTAGGTTTTTCAAATGCGGAACCGTCAAAATTATTGAATGCTTTCATGTATTCAATATAATGATTAGTGAAATCGCCTTGTTCGTCGTGTTCTTGAAGTTCCTGTAAATCCAGTGCATTAGACGTTAATAGTTTACTTCGAATATAAACTTGTTTTTTCTCTTTAGAGATTCTTCGAAGGAATGCGAAATAAACTATTTGTGTAAAATAAGAAAACGGATTTTGCGTTTTATTTTCATCAAAATTGTCGATGACTTTTAAACAATTTTCTACGCCGTCAAGAACCATATCTTCTTTGAATGGGTATCTATTGAAACTTCTTAAATTAGAGAAGTTAGTTGCAATTTTAAATATACATTCACCAAGAAAATCGGTAATTCTAGGGTTAGGTAAACCTTGTTCTTCTGCTTCTTTGACTAATTTAATACGTTCTTGCATTGCTTCGAAAAACGCATCGTTGTCCACATACTGGCGTTTCGGTGCTTCTTTTGACATAGCGAGGTTCCTTTCTTTAATTGTGTAAACCAAGTATACCCCGCTAACTTGAAAAAGTAAAGACCTAGTTCACGGTCTTGTTTCCAGGGACGAAGAAAAACTCTTCGGGTAGTTCGTTGATGTATTCGATTTGAAGATTGTCGTAAGTTTCGGATAATTGTTCTTCATAATCTTCTTCAAATTGCGTCATATCAACCATATTTTTATAATATTCAATCGTAGACTGATTCAAAGGTTTTATTATAATAACATCTTGTTTGTATATTTCAAATATCGGATCGTCTGTAAATGAACACCAAGGCGAACCAACCATAACTTCTTTTGCTTTGTTTTCTACTTCAACTCGAACAGGTTTCATACAAATTGGATACATGATGGTCATTGAATCTTCTTCATCGGATATCAATACGCATATAACGGTATCGCCATTAATTAATTTAATTGTAACATAATCATGTTCTATCATTTTATATCCACTTCTATGATTTTCATTTTAAATTGTTCTTCCGCATATATTTTATAACGTTCTATGGCGTGCGTAAGGGTGATATTTTTCCAAGATTTCCACTGTAAATTATCGGCGATATCAAATAACGCACATTCGCTTTTACCATCATCTAATCTTAACCCTCGACCTATCGATTGAAGGTTACGTATTTTAGATTTAGAAGGGTGCGCAAATATTACATTTTGTATACTAGGAATATTTGTACCTGTGCTCAATGTCCCGTAACTGGCGACTATAATTGCGTTATTATGATTCTTTACAATGTTTCGTATTTCTTCTCGGTCTTTTGTGTCAATACCACCGTGGATAAAATAAACGGGTCTTCCGTCATGAACTTTATTGCGAATCATTTCAAATAACACTTTACCGTGTTTATCCACGTAATTAAATAAAACAAGAGTATTTCCTTCGGTGGATATAGCAAGGTTACGTATAAACTTATTACGTTCTGGATGGGTAACTAACCAATCAAGTTCCTTCTGATATTCAGTTCCCTTGAACATCTTTCTTGTCGGTTCGTCGTATTTCAACACAACGCATTTAATTTTAAGGTTTACAACCGAACCTTGATCCATTAATTCTTTAGTTGATATAACCTTATAAACTGGACCAAATAACCCTTCTAACGTAAGTTTATTGGTTTTTGAACTTTCGTCGATGGTTCCGGTTGCGCCAATTCTATATTTTGCATTAGAACATTTTTCCATCACGCTTGAAATTGATGCTGCCTTAGCAAGATGACATTCGTCGACAATAGCGACGTCAAACTGTTCAAAAAATGATTTTTGTTTAATGGTTATTAAAGATTGCCAAGTTGATATTAATACATTTTTGGTGAACTCTTTAGTAAACCCAGAGTAAAGTTTCTGTACATTATCATTAACAGAAAATTTATTGAAAGATGAATAATCTTCAAAGTCCGCATACATCTGTTCGACTAACATCGTGCTTGGAACAATTAATAATATTTTACGCCCAACATTTAAATGCCATTTTATTAACGCGTAAATCATTCCAGATTTACCGCTGGCGGTTGGCGATAACAAAGTTACTCTATTTGTACTTATTGCTCGGTGAATACCATCAACTTGATAATCTCTTAGCGAGATAGAATCGCCTCTAGCAGAAAGATTTAACGAATCCGAAAACAATTGTACATCATCCCTGGAAATATTATTAATGATTAATAGTTCATCGGGTATTTCTATATCATAATCATTTCTTTTAGCGAATTCTAAGACGTAGTTAAGCAACCCAGTATACAACATTTTAGTATGTAGATTGTAGAGTCTAACGAATCCGTCCCACATTTTTGCTTTATAAGAAGGAGTAAATTGATAACCTTTTACTCTAAACTTAAAGAAATCGGAAAGTTCTTGTTCAATGGAAGGGTCAGAAAAGACTCTTATGTACACTTCGTTGCGTTTTTCTACTTTAATCATAAAATGTTTTGATTTGAGTCTTTACTTTTCTTTGTAACTAA